GAATGATCCATCTGTACTGATTTGCGTTTGACCGCTCAATTTTGAACTTGCAAATGAAACTATCATAATAGGGCATTCGGTGTGATCTACAGGTATTTGCCGCTCTAAAAAAACAGTGACATTTATATCATTGTTTGCAGATAAAGTGAACTGATTTGCAAATTCATTTGACAAAATATCCCCTATCCTATCTCGAATAAGTTCAAAACTTTGCGATGGTATAATACTTGCTATCATCCTAATATACAGACTATTAAACCTAGTGTTTCGTCAGGAAACCACTGTACTATTTCATACGTCTTAGCCGTGCCTGTACTATCTTCCACGGTCACAAAATGCCCTCTTAAATTTACTTCGCCTTGTCCATTTCTTAAAGGGTAATCAACTGATAAAGCCGCTTCTGAAAATGAAACGTGAGCCTTTTTTGTGTTAACTGGCAATCCGTCGCTATCAATTCCAAAATGATGTTTTGTATGATATCCGCTAATGGTTTCCTCGGTTGTGTCAGGTGCAAGAAATGTCAATTCCACCGCCCATTCTGTCAAATCGGTAGTAAATCTTAAAGTGTCAATTTTAGCTCGCTCAATTAAACTCATTTCTTTTAATTAAAAAAGCCCCTCGCCGAGGGCAAAGGGCTTTGTTTTCAACAACTTATTAACCTGAAAAACTACCTATGTTTCTTCACTTTTCTAGTAAAATTTTCACTAGCGTTATCTTCTTTTTTGTCTTCAATGAAAATGTCTTCAATAGTGTCTTCAACTCTCACCAAAAAACCCATTTCGACCAATTTTTCTGCATCTGTATCAAAATTATCGGCATCAAACTCCAAAGTCGGGTCTTCTAAAATTCGATTTCCCTTCATGCTTACGCATATTACTTTAGGATGTCTCCTATACATTTGAATTTTCATCACGCTAATACCGTTGCCGTGTACACTTGATCAACGCCTACCAATGTAGCCAAACCTGCTGATTTGATGTCCATTATGTGAGATGTAGTTCTTTCATCCGTATATTCACCAACAAGATACGCCCCTTTCTTTGGAGCTGATCCAAGCAATTGAGGCACAGCCGCAAAAGCCAACTTAAAGTCAGGATTTTGTGGTAGCATTACAATTTTCTTTTGTGCAATGTAAGGCGTTGACGTTCCTGACAAATCATAGTATTCAGGGTAACCCCAAATTCTAAAATTATATGAACCTGAACTAACAATACCCAACAACACTCCACCTACTGCATTTCTTTGCGGTGTGGTCAAAGAATCTAGTGAATAGCTCTTTATGTCCGCTCTTGCTTTTACAATAGTGTTGTTTTGGAAGGCGTTAAACGCTAAGTCGCCCATGATGACATCCATTGTACCGCCTTGAACCTTACCTTTAGTTCTTAAGAAGGTTGCGCCGTTCATCAAGTGCAGCAATGGATCATTTGTTCCAGTTGCCCACGTTGCGCCTGACAAATCTTCAATTGAAGCTGCTTTTCTACCAAAATTAATATTAGTACCATTTACCATGGTGACAATACCAGTTTGCAAAGCCTGTGAACATTGCAGTTCATATCTTCTTTCAATTTTCTTTCTCAATTCACCCATTTTCATAGCAACATCTTGCAAGGCATCTTGAATAAGACCTGCGTCAGTGCTAGTAGAAGCTCTGTCATACAAATCTAAATCTGTCAAGTCAAAATATTCATGATAAAAAGGAGGGTCAAACACCTTCTCGTTTGATTTTGAAAAGGTATTTCTATTACCTTCTGTTTTTCGGATAACATCATCAGCTACCGTTTCTGTAGTTCTCGTTGCATCCAATGACAAGTACCTAGTGCTTTTTTCAATTGAAGGAAACCAGCTCCTTAGAAATGAAGTTGCGATTGCTTGCTCTTTGAAAATTGCGATTACACCTTGTGTAAATTCGCCTCTAAATTGATTTGCTGGAATACTCATTATGCCATGTCGTTATCGTATGCTGTCAATTCAGTGCCAGCTACCAATTTGATACCCAAATTCTGAATTAAATCTCTAAATCTTCTCGTGTACGTACTTGCGACAGGGGTCACAGTAGCGATAGTTACAACTGTATTCAAGGTTTCTGCGCCTGAAAATACAATTTTGCTTTGCTCAACATCGCCACTAATACAATAAGTGACTGCAACGCTAGTCGCATCTTCTGCCATGTCAACGTTTTGCAAACATATTCCTATCGGAATTTGGCTACCATCAGTTGAAGCCGCTGCGCATATTTTCAATTTACCTGTAGATGCAATTCTACCAAGTAACTGCCCCTTTACGAGGGTATATGCTCCTGAACTCAAAGGTTCATCAAATAGACCTGAATCAAATCTATTGTTCCAAACGAACATCTTATACGTATCAGCCTGTATATTCGCTTGATTTCCGCTATTATATTGACTTGTTTGACTCATGATTTCATAGATTTAATTGCCGCTTCTGTTGCGATTTGAACCGCTGATTTAACAGCAGGTTTATCTTTGTCTTCTACTACTTCTTCTGTAGTTTCAATAGCAGCTGCGCTATCAGCAGCAATTGCAGCTAAGGCGTTTTTACTCATTGCTTTTTTGGCAAATTCTGCCATAGCCGTTTGGCTTAATGGCTTACCTGACGCTATCCCAGTCGCAACTGCGGTGGAATCAACATCAACAAACGCCATCCATGCGCCTACTCTATCCTGTTCAGCGGCTTGACCTAGTGCCACAGCCTCGCTATACACGGATGAATGGCTATTTTTTAGCTCATTAATATCCATTTTCTTTATGATTTCTGTTTTAAATTCTCCTTTGTAATTGGCTGCAATTGCCATTAATTCAGCTCTTTTTGACGGTGTGATTGGAATTACTTTTGAAACCAAACCAATAGCCTTTGCTACTTTAGCATCAAAAAAAACATCTACACGGCTATCCATTGAAAAGACTTCTTTCAATGTTCTTTTTGTCAATGTCTCAAATTTCTCTACATCTACTTTGTTTGCAAACGCTTTTTGAAGTTGATCATTTACAGACTTTAGATTTTCTTTCATGCCATCGGTAAACATGCTTGAAGATTCTACCCATTCAGGATAAGCCGCTCTATGTAGTAAAAATTTTGAAACGTCTAAGCATTCTGAATGATCGGCGTAAAGTAAAAAATTCAAACCCATTGAATAGGCTTGCCCGTCTACTTTTACCGTTTTCTTTCCTGAAAATTCGCCGAACTTTGCAGCCATTCCCCATCCGTACTCAGGTGATCCACCTTCTGAATTGACACGTACTACTAAGTCTTCACCTTCACTTTCGTTTAGCGAATTAATGAAACTGATTGCAGATTCATCATTAATGTGACCGTATAGTAGGACTTCTTTTGCCATAGTTAAAACAAATGTATAACTTAGCAATACATTGATAAAAAATTAGACCTTTTTTGTAAATATGCTATGGCTAAAAATAGAGATGATTTCCAAGATTTGAAAATTACAAACGTGCCTAAAAATCTGCTTCGAGAAGTTCAAAACATCGCTAAGAATGAACTAGGACAAACAACCAGCGGCTATTTGACTTCTAAGATTAAGCAGATTGTTCGGGAACATCGGGAACGGGGGGCTTAATGTCTTTTGATTCTTCCAACATCTTTTTAAAGTTAGCCAAATTGGCTTTGTAATTACCTCCATTTAATATTTCGGTCGATCTGTCTAAAGTGGTCAAAGGCAAATGATCAGCTAATATTCCTAGCTTCGCCCGTTCAGCTTGTACCTCCTTCAATGGATCAATATGTGGTACGCCAACTCCTATAAATCGAGCATTTCGATAAGCGTCAACAATATGATAGTCACCTGCTTTTTCAGCACCTAGATACATTGGAGCTTGTATTTTGTTTTTCAAAACCTGTATTTCAAAAAACAAATTATAAATTGGCTGATAAAATTGATTTGAAAAGTCAAGTCTATTGACGTTTAAGGAATGTTCCCAATCCTTTAAAGCGGCTCTACTTGCGGAAAAGTTGCTGTCAAAAATAGACATAGCAACCTCTCTCGGAATGCCAACCGCCGCCGCAATCAAATCAATATTTACTGAATAAAACTCTTTGAAATACAACTCATTTTTACTTTCAAGTGATTTTATTGTAGAGTTAGGTGTTAAATTGAAAGTCGTTTTGTTTGTCGATACTGCGACATTGTCTGCCAAAGCAGTGCCATTGGCATCTGTTGGTAGATCATCATTTGCATCGGAACTAAAAGCCTTTGCCAGCCCTTTTGTTAACGGACTTTCGCCAGTAGACCCTAACATATGCTCTATGAAGTAGACTATTTTTTGACGCTCTTCTGCACTTCCTAATGTAGCTTCTTTGTACCGCTCCATTTTTTTGAGCGTCTCCAAAACAGCCGAAATCAAAGGTAATCCACGTGTATTATCTAATCGGTATTCAAGACCTGTCACCAAATAAGCCATGCGAATACCAGACTTTGCGCCGTATGCTTCAATTCTTTCGAATGTCAAATCTTTTTTCTTAACATGATAAGCAACGTGCGCACCTGTAGGACTGATTTCTATTCCGTTTTTCATTGAGTTTCCATTGGTCAATTTTTGACCATAAAAATCATCTCCAAAAAATGGTGATTGCACGTGCGCCCCGTCAACTAATTGCACGGTAATATTATACTTTTTATCAACCCTCAAAACAACCAAAACGTCGCCTCCTATAATTGAATTTTTATGAGCTATTGAGGCAATTTTGTGAAGTGTTCTAAGTCCTGCAAAATCGGAACGTGTTGACCCTGCGAACAAATTAAAATTAGCCTCCAGTTTATCGGTAAAATCATCATAATCAATGGTTATACCTTCATTGTTTAAAACCTCAATAGATGGTTCGCTTTGTAACTTTAATCCTCCACCAACAACCCATAAGGTATATTTTTTTACAATGGTTTGAGTAATTTCAGACTCTAAAAATGACTGCCATGACCTTAATCGAAGTGAGTTGTAGTTTGGTGTATAGTCTTTTATTGGCCCAATTTCACCTAGGTTTTTCTCACCATCAAATGAAACAGACCACGATCCACCACTAGTATAGTGAGCCTCTTTTTTTGGAGTTTTATCTACCTTCTTAAAAATATCCCAATTGCCTATTCTCATCTTTTGAAACTTTTTGAATCCACTAATCGAACGCTTCGACCGTATAGTCTGTTAATGTACATTTGCCTAACTGCTTCCAAGGATTGAATAGACTCAATGACTTCTTTTGCATTTCGGTAAACCGTTCTAATAACCGTTTGCCCGTCATTTATTGAATATTCAGAAATATCACCATTCCCAACCGCTTTTAAAACGGACGTCTCCAAAACCAAAATAGCTGCGTCAATCGCTGTTATTCTAGCTCTTAAAGTGGTTTCGTTTTCGATGTAAGCGAATAATGATTCAAATATTGCCATTTTACAAAGTCTTTATTTCGTCTATTTTTGCGCCTGAAATGTCAGCATTTGAAGGGCTAACAGCGACAGGCATTCCCGTAACTGTAGGACTTCCAGCTATGTACGCATTTGCAAAAGTATTGAATTTATCTTGCAATTCATTGAAAGCAGTTTCCAAAGCTGAATACCTCACCATGAAATCGGTATTCCCTCCAATTTCAATTATACCATTGTTTTTTAAATGCAAATAAGTAGCCAAAACGCCGTCGCTATCTTCGCTGAATAGTCTAGTTTCGCCAATTCCAGCCAATTGATTTTTATTGACGTAACCGATCACTACGGTTTCGCCTTTGACCATGCTTTGCGAATAGATCGCTATCATGTCCTTTAGTGGATTTGAATCTATGCCAAAAGGTGCAACCTGTACGGATGTTTGTACATCAAATTTTCCATACCTCAAATATTTTACAACCCTTTGAGATACGCTATTGATTTCGGATGATATGGTCTTTACAAAATTAACCATGTTCATTGATTCCTTTAAAAATATATACAGGTGTATCTGAATTATAAACAGTTGGTATTACACAATCTAATTTTGCAATCATTTTAGTAGAATCACCTATCAAAGTCACTGATTCAATGAACCAATTAGTTTCATTAAATAGGTAAATGAATGGATTTTGTATAGCGATCACGTTATTCGGTTTTAATATTTTGTCTCCAATATCCCAACGATCTACTTCAATTGCTAATTTTAGTTCTTTTAGTTCATTTGCCAGTGCATTTGCAGCCGCTAAATCAGTGTCTATATCCGTGCCGCTACTTTGAATAATCGTTTTTGGACGGTAAACAAATGGTACAAATGGATTCTTTATAGTCGATTGACCAGCGTTACCGCCGTTGGATTGCTTCAATACCGTTATGTCGCTGTGCATGCCTTGTCCGTTGTACAGCAATATCATTTTGGTAAATGGTGACCCTCCACCGTCATATTTAATGATTGGATTTAATTTGGTTTTCGCCTCAGTAAAAAGTAGTTGACCTTTTTCGTTATGAGAAACTAATATTTTCTTCTGTGCGCAAATTTCACATAAAAAATCTTTAATGGTTTGCGTTGGTTCAATAGCTGTTTTCGCTATTTTTTCATTCATTTTTGACGATACACTAGAATCTATTGACATTTCTAAGCCAAAAGGATCAATCAATTTTGAGACAATTTCTTTAATGGTTAGGTTATCAAATTGAAGCGACATAGTGGGCAAAACGTGACAATCTTCTAATACACCCGTCAATGAATAACCTGAAATTGATACTAAATGTTCGTCTTTTGAGCTTTGAAATGACGTAGAAATGACGTAACCAGTTAATATCAATTCTCCATTGTGTTCTAAGGTGCATTTATGAAAGTGACCTATACAAGACAGGTCTACATGCTCTTTATTTGTTGGATCAAAAAAGTAGTTAAACGAGAATGAACTAGCAATTGAATTGTATGACAAAGAAATTTCAAACTGATTGAAAAACTCAATCTTGCGGCTCTTAATCCTATCATTGATTGTCAAAATCATACAAAGTAAATTAGTCTGCGTCCTTTTTTGATTTGCAAATGTTCATTCAAACCGATCTCATTTATTCTAATAAAGTCTTCAATGTTTTTGTCTTCTGAGTCTAAACCTAAAAACCTGTGAGTCAATAAAATGACGTTGCTATCATCTTCCAAATAAACAACTCTTTCCTGTTTTGAGTTTTGGATTAAGTATTTTACGTTTGAAGCCGCAAACAAAATCAAATTGTGTAGCGCAAATTGAGAATCAAAGTCAGGTGTGTACTCATCATCTTGCAAAGCATCTAGGTTTACTAAATAGTCATTGTAACTAGTCAACATTTGATCTAGTGAATCCAATATTTCACGCCTTGAAAATTGACTGCCATCTGCACCCGTGGAGGTTGTAAAATCTACACCTGAAACCATAGCCAAAGGCATTGCACTAATCATTGAAGCTCCTAATATCTCATGCGTTTTTTTGCCATTGCGTCCCGTCAATGAATCAAATGAAGATTGTAATTTTTCAAACTGAGTTTTCAAAGTCTCAATCCGAGCCTTTACGCTTTGGATAAATAAAGCAGGTGCATTGATGACGGTTTGAACCGCTCTCATAACGCCGCTTACAGTTGAAATTATATTGTTAATTGCGTTTTGCGCTTTTTTAAAGGCGTTGAAATATTTTTCTAAATCGACGTTTATTTTGATCTTCTTTTTACCCTCCTCGAATGCTTCCTCGTTTGCTTCTGCCAATTGCGCTTGATCGTCGGTGGTAGGTATTACCTCCGCTTCGTAGTTTTCGGATAAAACAGTGTCTAAACTGTCTTTTAAAACTAAAATTTCTTCGACTGTATTGGTAGATGTTTTTGGGTTTTGATCTTCGATTGTCTCCAAAATATCACCTTGTATTTTGGTTAGATTATGTTTTGAGTTATCGAAAATCAATGAAATTGGATGAACCACTAACCGCCCGTATAATGGGTGTGAAATGATCCAAGGTCTATTATCATCAGCGGAATTTTCAAAGGCACTGGCAATATCCAAATGATCTTCGCCTTGAAAAATGATAGTCAAATTGAACTTACGACCCTTTGGCATTTGCCTACGTACAAGCGACCCTTTGACGCCAACAAAATCAAATGAAGATACATTGAATTCTTTAGACTTCGAGGCCTCCACCCATTGAGGTATATAATCAACTCCGTCTCCAGTTTTGATTACTAAATCATGGTTCGTTTTTTCTATCCAACTCATTTTTTATTAAGCCTTTTTTCGGCTTGCATTTTAAATAATTGATCTAATTTTTTTGCGCTTTCGTCCCCTGCTTTTTTCAGAAAGTCCGTGCCTTCAACTTCCACCGATCTATCTTTTGAATATGAAAATAGACCCGTCAGTTTCCAACTTCCTTTTTTAGTTCGGTTCAACGAGTTCACACGCCAAAGTATTGTTTTGTCTTTATAATCGGCAATGACTGCACCGCCTACACCAGCCTTTTTTGCACCCATGGCAAATTTTTGACCATCAGTTTTGGCGTTCATTTTCCTTGCGTCGATTGCGTTTTTGAAATTGTTCAAAGTATTAGCTTTTCGCATTACGCCAGCCGTTTTATTGCCCACTCTTGCGGTTTCAAAAGGGATAAAAGAACGCCCTTCAATTGTACCTCCATGCTCTATTTGTTCTAAGTTTCTGACCGCTTGATCTTTTCCTGAAAAGCCTAAAGCAGACTCCATTTTGTTTACATCAAAACCAGTCGCTTGCGATACGTTTGATTTTGATTTAAAAAAGTTTATTCGCCGTACGGTCAATTGATCATCAGCAGACTTTGGCATAGTTACTTTTTTCACATCAAAAGCGGCACTGTTTAATGTCGATCTAATAGCGATTGGCAAATCTGACTTGTGCATTTTTTCAAGTCGATTTGTAAATTGAACCACTTCGCTATTGTCGATGTTTAGTTTCATTACGATCTGTAAACGAACAATATATGACCTCGGTCGTATGAAGTTGCATTGTAGTTTGAATTATCAAACCATCCCCCAGTTCTTCTATATAAAAGAACTGAACCAGCTTCATTAGACCACTCACCATCTCTATCGTCACCAAACGCATATCCAGCTCTTAACTTAGTTAATGATAACGCCGTTCCTGAATCACTTTGAATCACAACATCAAGTATTCCAAGTACAACCCCTTGCAATACAGGAAGTGTTACGCTTTTCGTTGAATCAAC